GCCCGGCCGAACGTCCGCAGACGGCCCGGCTCGGGCGGCGGAGCCGGCTGGAAGGCAGGCATGGCGTAGGGCTGGGGCGTGGCCAGCCGAGCCGAAAGCTCGATCACCGCGAGTCGGTGGCGAGTCTCGACCAGCAGCGAGCAGCCGGCGGCAAGCACGGCGATAATCAGCAGGGCTCGGAGTGTGTCGTGGATCATGGCGAGTCCTTTCGGGTTTCCCGCCGGCCCGATTGCCGGCGGACGCAGCGATGCTCAATTCCGCCAGCCAGGATCGACCTCGTCCATCAGTGCGTCCAAGGCATCCGTGCCGAGCCGGTTCTCGATGACCTGATACGCAGCTGCCCGAACCATCCGCTCGTGCTCGCTCGGCAGCCAGCCGCCGCCCATCTGGCGAACGATGGCGTAGGCCATCTCGGTCCCCATGCTGTCGATCCGGCTCATCACTGCTTCAAGGGCTTGCATCGTTTCGTCTCCCGGCTGGCGTTGCGTCAGATCTCATGTGCCTGACGCATGTACTCTAGGGTATCGTCACTTAGGCGTCAAGTGCATGAATCGGATTTTTCTGAAATGCGTTTTCTTCGGGGAAAACGCTACTTCCGGCGACGTGCGGACTTCTTGGCCGTCTTCCGTTTGGCGGCTGGCCGCTTGGCGAGATGCCGCTTGCCAGTGGCCCTAGTTGTCAGCCCCTCTTTGGCAGATGCGGCGGCCGTCTCGGGAATGAGCCAGACACGCTTGCCGATCTTCTTCGCGCCGTGCAGCTGCCCGTTGCCAAGCAGCGTCCGCACCCAGGCTTCCGAGCACCCCATGTACTCGACGGCCTCGGATACGGTGAGCCACTTGCCCGGCGCAAAGTCTGCCATTGCGATCATGCCCAAATACTAGGTTGCCGATAGTTCGCCGTCAAACCGCACGCACTTTCAATCCTGCCGTTTGCCCCGGCGAGCCGACCCGTCCTAGGATCGACTGCCGGGGCAAGTTTCAGCGGAGAGGGCTCCATTGAACGCTTGTACACCTCGGTAGGCTGAAGGCCAGAAAGGGAGGTGTCAGATGACGTTGCACGAATTGCTGGAGCGGTATGCCCTGCTGATGAATCTGTCGGATCGGTCGGTGTCGCTCTATGGTCACACCATCGACAAGTTCAAAGAGTTCCTGGGGCGCGAGCCGCTGGTGACGGATCTCGAAGACGTGGCGGTGTCCAAGTTCCTGCGGTGGCGGGCGACCAACCCGTGCAGAGGCCGCGTGGTCAGCCCGCATACGGTTGCCAAGGATCGCAGCCAGTTGCTGGCAATCTGGAACTGGGCCTGCCGGAAGAAGCTTCACCCAGGCGAATGGCCTGGCCTGCCGCGACAGAAGAAGGTGAAGCGGGCACCAACGGCCTACACGGTTGAGGAGATGAGCAAACTTGTGAGGGCAGCCAGGGGGCGGCGCACGTTTACGTCAGGACTGCCGGCCGCTTGGTGGTGGAGCACGCTGCTGCAGACGGCGTGGCAGACCGGGTGCCGTATAGGCGAGCTCCTGGCTCTGCGGTGGCGCGAGGTAGACACGACGCACGGTCGCCTGCTGTTCCTCGCCGAAACCCGCAAGGGCCGGGAACGGGATCTTGTGGCCCCGATCACCGCCGAGCTCGCCGCCGAACTAGAGCAGTTCAGACGCTCGCCAGACGCTCTGGTGTGGCCCAGGACGGGCCATCCGCTGTCGCACTATGCGTCTATGCGTCTGCTGTGCAAACAGGCTGACGTGCCGTCCAGGGCGTTCCACGCGATCCGCAAGGCGTCGGCCTCATACGTCGCGGCTGCCGGTGGGGACGCCACTGCCCACCTTGGCCATGCCGATCCGGCGATGACGCGAGGGCACTACCTTGATCCAAGGATCACAGAGACGAGCCGGGGGCTGGACTTCCTCCCGCCACTGGACCTGAACGAGCCGCCGCAGGGAGGCGATAGGCCGGCGGCTTGACGTATGTCAACCGGGCAAGCGGGGAGGCGTCGCGGGGGAAAGGATGACCCTACGACGCACTCAACCCGCCGCCCGGCTCAATCTCCACGAATGTGCGACAGCGACGGCAACTCGTCACGCTGGGCAATCGTCACGGCCAGCCTTCCCTTCACACGCGAGAGCTCAGCGAGCAGCCGCATGACGTGGGCCGCGAGAGTGCCAGCCGTCCCGGTGTAGGCACCCTGGAAACGGCGAGCGTCGAACTCGCACTGCTGCAGGTAGGCGTCAGAGAGGGGCTCGGTCATCGCCCTTCCTCTTCCATCTTGATCAGGCAGATCAGCGCCCAGTTGGCCGCATCGAGCAGGGCATTCGTCGGATCGACGGGCTGGCCCTGGGCGTACTTCTGCATCCGCACGACGCAGTCGCTCAGGTCACACAGTGCTCGCCGCCAAGGTGCCACGCCGCACTTGGCCGAGGCGGTGACGTTCTCAAAGGCGTCCTCGGCACCACCGTACTGGGCTGTCTTCTCGAAGTGCAAAGCCCGCAGCCTCTCCAGGGCGTCAAGCCACTCGGCACTGCCGTTGGTGCTGTGAGGCTGCGTGAGCCCGTCGCCGCGCAGCCGATGCTGCTCTAGCAGGTGCTGAACGTACGGCCCGTCTGAGAAATCTTCCCACTCGTCGTGTTGCAATTCCTCGGTACTTGCGACAATGTCCCGAGGTTCTGTCGCCGGCTGCGACACGTAGCCCACCATCTTGGGATCATCCTTTGGCGTAGCGTCCAGCCTGCTCCTCACTGCCGCCCGCATTGCGTCGTTAGCCGCTTCAAGTGTCGTGCTCATTGTGCCCTTTCGTGATTCGCGAATTGCGAAAGTCGCAGTCTGCGGCGTGCGTCAAGCAGATCGCACAGTGCCGTCGCTCATGACTCGATAGTTGTTCACGTCGAATGCTCCACCCTTGTGGATCGTGGCCATGGCGAAGCCCCAGTTCCAGCGATTGAACTTCGCGTACTCCGGCCGCAAGTCGCACAGGCAGCCGGTGGACCAGCACGCCGTCTCGTGGTGCCACATGTCGCTCTCGGCATGGTTGCTCGTGCGGTGCGAGTGGCCAACCAGCACAGTCGAGAGCGTCCGCAGGAAGGCACCTCGAGCGACGTTCACCGGGGCCGCCATCCCCTTCGGTAGCTCGTGTCCGTGGAGCACGGGCAACTTCCCCAGCATCACTGGCCGCTGGTCATCCACGAGCGTGACGCCGTGCTTGTCGAGATCCAGCCACGCACAGAGTGACATTCTCGGATCGTCGCTAATCTCGGTAGCGTGTTGCCACAGCCAATGCTGCCAACGATCTTCATGGTTCCCGAGTTTGTAGACAATCGGGATCTGCGGGAACTCTTGCCGCAGCCACTCGATGAAACGCCGCACCGCCTCTAGCTCACCTTTGAAGTCTCTCTGCGAAGGGTCTTTCTGGTAGCGGCTGATGGCGTAGAAGTCGGCGATGTCTCCGTTCAGTAGCAGGCCCGATAGCTCCTGCTCCTTGAGGAAGCCGACAGCGGCAGCCACCGCGATCTCGGAGTGATACGGCACATGCACGTCGGACAGAATGCCAACCGGCCCGAGCACGTCGAGAACGTGCGGCGTCCACGGCTCGGCCATGCTCTTCGGCATGGCGTAGATTTCGCCGGCCTTGCGCTTCGCTCTCGGGGAAGCGGCCTTGATCTCGTTGCGGTGCTGCTTCCCTTGCACGCCGAACTGCCGAGAGATCCTTAGCCTCGCCTGGTGCAGCGTGATTGCACCGTTTGCTTCCTTCACCAGACGGCGAGCCAGCGTTTGCGACGGGGCATCGGGATGCTTGCGGCACAACTCGCGGGCCATCTTCGTGATTGCGTCGCCACGGTCATAGGCCATTCTGCACCTCCCTATACCCAAGACTCCACAGCACGCGTGCGATGTCCTTGCCCTGCTGCTCGACGTGCTCCTCGCTCTGCGTAGGGTTCAACGCGTGCAGCAGCTCGTGCACCAGCACCTCGAGTTTCTTTCGACCACGCATGCGAGCGTCGAGAATGATTCGCGGGTTTTTTGCCTTCTGGGAAAACGTGTACCCATAGGCAGCACCCTTGAGGTTGGTGAAACGCAGCAGCCACCGCTCGTCACCGTTTAACGTGAAGACGTGATCGTCGGGCACGCGTCACCTCGTGGCCGCCATGTAGAGACCGACGTTGGCGAACGCGTAGCCGAGGTACGCGATGGCCAGGCCAGACTTCCCATGCCACGCGAGATCCGCCGCGACGTAGGCGTAGACGAATCCCGTGAGTGCGATGAGCCAGCCGGCCATGGCGAGAGTCCTTTCGCACGCCACCCTAGCGGGGGCGTCAACCGACTGGCCCCCACTTGCCGACAGGGCACTTCTCGCTAGCCCAGGCGAGCTTCGACACAAACCGCTTTTCCCGCGCGACCGGGCATCCGCACTTCGTGCAGGCTTTGCCATCATAGAACTCGCAGCCCTGGCAGATGGCGAAACGCCGTTCCCGTTCTTCGTCGCTGCATTGCGGCATCCCGGCGGCAACGTGTTTCGCGGCCGAGGCGGCGAAGTTGGCGGCCTTCTGGGCCAGGCCGGGCTTCGCTCGCGGGTACGCGGGGTGCGTCTCGTCCACCGTGATCGTGTCGCCGTCCTCACTAACGATGCACGCACGCACCTCGTCCAGCGTGTAGCCACGCTCGCGGCATCGGGCCTCGAACGACGTGCGGCGTCCTGTAATCACGGGAACTCCGAGAAGCAGCCTTCGGTGATGAAGCCGGCGTCATCCCACGTTCCTCCCTGTTGCCCACCTAAGGCGTTTTCAAGATTCGGCCTGACTGCGGCATCCACCGCCTCGCAGTTGTCGCCAATGAATAGCTTGCTGCATATCCGCAGCGGCGATTGGCCTGTCAGCGTGTATCCATCAATACACGATGTCATATCCTGCCGAGTAAAGTTTTCGTCGAGCGTGTAGTAGCCGACGCACCACGCACACTTGCAAACGCATCCATCTGGGCACGTGCTGTCATCATCAGCAGCACAGCCGCCTTCGCACTGCCCACTGGCACCTAGGTTGCAAAAATCTTCACTGCCGCCGCAGCAGCACTCCTGCTCGGTGCCAACTTTCCCGTCACGCAGGACGGGCTTGCCGTCTTGGAAGGTGATGAGCGTCATGCGGCGGTAGAGCAGGTGGTGATCGAGTACCACTGAAGTCCGCCGCTGCACGTCGATGCCGTGTTCTGCTTGTCGTGGCCCAGCAGTTGAATGACGCCAGCGTCGAAGCCTGGCAACTTCGTCAGGTCTAGCGTGCCCAACGTGAGCGACGCCGTGCACTGCGTTGTCCGCAGTTGAATCTCGACGGCCGAGTTGGTGCCGCCAACCTTGCCGAAAATCACGTAGCGGCTTTGCGTCGAACTTGCGGTGTCACCGCCCAGGGCCGGGTTGCACCAGTTGTAGACGCTCGCCGTCTGCGTTGATCCAGACAGCGTGACGGTCTTATAGGTGCCGGTCTCCCAGTTGCCAGTGAAGGTGGCGAGCTTGAGAGCAAACGGGCTTGAGACTCCGATTCGCTCAAAGACAAGCGGCTCCGCCCCACGGTCGCCTTGCTCGACGCGACGAACGATCTTGGCAATACGCTCTGCCGCCGGGCGAGTGAATGTCACCCGCTCGGTCTTCGCGGCTTTGCCGTCTGGCTTTTGTGCCACGGCTCAGTCCTCGTAGACGGTGAGCACCAGGCGTGTGCCTTCGACGGCCGCCTTCGCCGCGTAGTCCCCGGCCGCCAGCCGCAGCACAGCGGCCTCGCCAGCTTTGAGCCGGGCCGTCTCGTGCAGCGTCCCGCCAGCGTAGCGGCCGAAGCTCACCGTGTGCGTCGTGGCACTCGCCAGCGAACGGGCGAAGCACAGCCCAAGCGAGCCGAGAGTGGCTGTGGAAATCTGCGTGACGGCCGTGCCCAGGTTCAGCGTGACCGAGAGCACGCCAGCCGTGGCGATGTCGGCCGTGACTCCAGACGCAGCGAATGACTGCGACAGGGCACCTTTGCTGACCTGGCCGGTGATGGTGTAACTGATGTCTGGCATCGGTGCTCCTTAGAACGGCGGCGTGCCGAAGTAGGTTGAGAAGTTCGCTTCTGGATAGACACGTCTCGTGAGAATGTCTGGCTCTTGATCGTCTCCTTTGAGCCCGCCGGAATCGTCCAGCGCTCGCGGCGAGCCAGAAGCAATCTTGTCACCTGACTCTGGGTCTATCACCCAGACGCGTTTCTTTTGTCCGCCTTCGAGGTAGTTCCAGCCGACATTCGGCAGCAGTAGGTTATGGCCGCTGGCCCGATACACCAGCTCAACGGTGATCTGCCAGTATCGAATCTCAACATCGTTGACAACCTCGGTGGCCTGCTGGCCACTGATGCCAGCACACAGCCACGTATGGGCGGCACCTCCAAGGTATGACGATGCGTTCACGCTGTTGGTGACTGCGGATGCTTTGTCTAACGGGAAGTTCTGGCGGTTGCCAGAGATCGACGCTCGCACTTCCGCCTCGAGCGTGGTCAGCCCCTCAAAAAAATCCTTGGCCGAATTCTGCAGTGGCTTCTTGTTGCTGTTGCCACTTCCGTCGTAGTAGACGAGGGCAGGAACTTGAGCACCGCCAGTCGAGAACGACCACACGTCAGGCCGAGCCAGTGGATTCGGGTCGAGCTCTTCCTGCTGTGGCAGTTCGTAGCTGTACGTGATTTCTGCGTGGTGCCGATCCGTTTCCGTGACCTGAACGTTGAGGCACTTGAGGTATGGAAACTCTGGGTGAGCAGACGCGTGGAAAATGCCTACAGTGTTAACGAGCGTTAGCGTCGGCGTCGGCTCATCGACAGTGACGATGTACTTACGCTCGGCGGTAGGTGCCTCGCCAAAGCGATGCGACGCCGTACGCGGGATGACTTCGCGGGAGGAGATGACGGCCATGGCTAGATTTCCACCGTGGTCGCGTTGGCCTTGGCAATTTCTCGCTTGATGTCCTGCAGCTCACGAAGCTGCTTGCGGTACTCCTCGACGGCCGGGTCTTCGCGGCCGGTCGCCAACGCTAGGAACTGCGAAGCGCCTTCCGCCGACCGAATGTCGTTCCCAGCAAGTGCCGTAGAGGACGCTCTGGCAAGCCCAGCAACCCTGTCGGCCTCAATGTCTTGGGCCTTCTCGGCATATTTCTCATTCAGCTCAGCAATCTTCTTCTGCTTGCGTTCTTCAATTTCCTGCAGGCGACGTGATTCCGCCAATGCCTTTGACGCAGCTGCCTCCTGACTGCGCTTCTCGGCGCGCTCTGCATTGCGCTTCTCACGCTCGGCGACGTTCTCGGGCGAGTTACGGTTGGCGAAATTGTTTCGCAGTTCCCTGACTCTTGCCTGAGCAGGGCCAACTGCCTCGGCTTCGGCGGCCTGGGCCTGCCGGCCATTAATGGCGTCTGCACCAAGCTTGACGGCGTTTGAAAAAGCCGCGTTAAGCTCCTTTGTGTTTTGCTCGCCGGCCTTAATCGCGTTCTCTTTGAAATCCTTGCCGAACTGCTCAAGGTCGCTGCTGATGTAACTGCCAAGCGCCTCAAGGGCTGCGCCAAGTGCCGCCGCAATCGCATTGCCGATCAACTCAAAGATATTGAATAGACCACGAAACACTTCGGCGATTGCGGACAGTGCGTCGCCGACTCGCGTGAACGTAGAGCCTACTGACTCCAGGCTGCCGCTGAATTGCGAAAACTGAGCGACTGCGGAATCAAACACGCCTGCTAGAAACTCAGCACCAGCAAGCAAGCCGGATGTAATGGCGTCTGCGATCCCAGTTCCGCCAGTGCTGCCATCAAGCCCTTCAAAGCCCTCGACAAACGACAGGAACTCGTTGGCGATTTCCGTAACCAGCGGGGCGAGGTTTGCAGAGACCTGGCCGATGATGCCGTCAAACGTGGCACGCACGAGATCCAGGGCATCGTTCATGTCCTGAATTGCTCCAACCTGATCCTCGGACAAGACGATCCCGAGCCGCTTGAACTGCTCTTCCAGCGCCTTGGTGTTTTCAGAAAACAACGGCAAGAGCTCAACGCCAGTTCTGCCGAAGATCTGCATGGCAGCCGCTGCACGATCTGCTTCTGTCGGAAGTGCCGCGATTGCACTACCAATAGCGCGGAATTGCTCTTCTGGCGTCAGGCTTTGTAATTGCTGAAAGTTAAGCCCAAGGTTTGTGAACGCATCCGTCTTGCCTGTCTCTGCGGCCTTTCCGATTGCCACGCCCATCCTTTGCACGGCACCAGTCAGATCCTCAACCCCAGACAATTGCGCTGCCAGCTGAAGAGACTGCAATGCTTCAACGCCAATTCCAGTCCTGGCTGCCAAGTCAGCAGTGGCATCGACGGCAGACGTTACGGTTCGCGCGTAAGAAACAGCACTGCTGGCTGCATTTGTCAGGGCCGAACCAATCGCCTGCAGCCCCCCGACAATCACTCGGCCGATCTCGATGCCGGCCAGCGTTTGCAAGGATGAGGTCGCACTGTTGGCTTGCTTGCTGAGTCCAGCGAGCAGCTTTTCAGTGCGATTCATCCCCCTGGCAATGCCCGCCGTGTCGGCGGTGATCTTCATCGCCAGGCCGACTGCTGTTGCCATTACTCACCACGCATCTTTGTCTGAAGTTCACGCAACGCGGCAGCGATCTGCTCAGGGTGCTGCGGCGGTTTTTCGATAGGTACAAAGTCAGCCGCTTTTGGAGTCTTGCCCTTTGGTGAATATGGAGCCAACTGGCACGCAGCAAGCAGCCCCGTCTGCTCCCAGGCGCTGGGCAATGGCATGAAGTACCTGTGCACCGCCATCCACTCGCTCAACTCCCGAGAGTCCATCTGCTTGCATATCTGCTCAACACTCCATCCCAAAGTTGCGGCCAGCCGAAACAAGAAAACACGGGCTGGCCGCAAGTTTAGTTTTTTGCCAATTCCTCAACGTCGGACTCGCTGAGCTTGTTGTGCCGCATGGCTGCTTCCCACAACGTGCTCATGACCTTGGCCGACTTCCTCGCCAGCTGATCAATCTCGTTCTTTGTGAACAACAAATCTCCGCGCTCGTTGCACAGAACCTTCTGCACAAACTTGGCGCGGAAGTTTTCGACGCCGCTGGACTTGTTGACGAGCCAGTCGTTCTCGTACGCGTCACGCTCGCCGACGCTCATGACGCGGATGAATACCGAGCCGCCCCACTCCGGCACTTGCACCTCGAGCAGTCCGAGATCGTCGGCGGCTAGGATCTGTTCTTTCGTCAGAGACATGTGGTTACCCATCAAGGATCTTGAACGTCACGGCGTAACGGGTGACGCCGTTCAGCTCTGGCGTGACGGTCAAGCCCTCATAGACTGCCTTGGTCGTCAAGGAAACGCCGCCGCCAGACAGCACAAGATCAGCCCGCGTTCCGTACTTGGCCGTGCTAATGTTGGCCGTTCCGAGACAGGCGATGCTTACACTTCCGACTTCGTCGGTCCACGTCGTGGCACGGCCACGCGGCAAGCCGCCGCCGTATTGCCACGAAAGGTCCGTGACTTCAACGAAAGCCGTGCCGTCAAACGTTGCCGTGATTCCAGTGCTGAGCGTTGCCACGGAAGCCTCCGTGGCTTACTCGTACTGGAACTCGGCAGACCCACGCACTACGTCGTTGACGGCCAGCGTGATTGTGCAGCTGCTGCACGTTGCAGAGCCGCTGATAGAAATCGGCCCGCTTACTGTCAGGGTGCCGGTGGCTCCTTGCGAGATCATGCCGGTGCCGATGAACTCAACAGAAACAGACTTTCCGCTCTCGCCGATAGTTCCCTTGAGCGGACGTGACTGAGAAAGAACGGTAGCGCCTGCCGTCTGGCCCAGGTGCGAGATGTCGATCTTGTCACCGGAGCCCTGGTCAGCAATGGTGTGCGTGAGACCGGTGATGGTTCCCGTGAAGCCAGGGAAACTGAACGATGTGCCGCTGGAATCATGGGGCGTCGTAGCCATTCGCTATGTCTCCTGCCACCAAACGTCGTAGGACTGCGTGATCTGATACACCGGCGGGAGATCCGCTCCCGTCAGCGTTACGAAGTCGTCGCTCTCCTGCTCGAGCGACGCCTGCTTCACTTCTGTATTGTTCGACGTTCCGCCGTACCCATCCAGAACGAGCCGCATGGCGTCTGCCACATCCCTGGCTTGCTCGTACGTCGAGCCATAAATGGCAAACTCAACGCTGACACGCGGCACGCCCATAGGGCCGCTGAGCGTCTGTTCGCGACTGATCCCAGATCGCCGCCATGTGACGAACGGCAGCGACGCCGACGCTGGTGCCAGCACTGGATAGATGCGCGAACTCACTAGCGACGTGACGGCCGTGGTGCCTACCAGGGCAGTGCGAAGAACGGCTTCTGGGGACTTGAGGCTCATGATTTTGTTCCTCCAGCCTGGCGGGCCATGTCTTTGTTGGCACGCTCCAGAACCGTTGCCATCTGCTGCTGAAGTACAGAAGTAATCTGCCCGCGAGACTGCTCGAACGCAGCGCGGACCGGAGGCTTTCCAAGTCTGCCGCCAATAGGCATTTTCTTGAGGCTTACGCGTTTCCCGGCTGGAGCAGACTTGAAAAAAGACTTCGGGTAATTGGGAGACTTGGTCACAAGTTTCCCAGCGTTACTGCCGCGAGAGCCAACCACAATTCTCATTGCGCCGCCGCGCCCAGCGGTTTTGCTTCGGAAGGTAGATGCGTACCTGCCGTCAGTGAATCGCTCCTTTGTGCCAAACTCCAGAAAACCTTGGTGGTATCCCTTGCCACCACGGCCGGCTTCGTATCCAGCCAAACCGTACCCAGGGCTCGCCTTCTTCTTCACCGACTTCTTTAGGCTTCCAGTTGGGCCGCGTGGCGTGATCTGCTTAAGTTTCTTTTCGCCAACCTTGGCGGCAGCATTGAAGGCCGCCTTCATGTACTTGCGCCGAATCGACTTTGGGTAATCTTGAAGCAGCGAGCGGATTTGCTTGATCTGCGGAAACACCACGCCAGTCCCGCGAACAATTCGCGCCATCACGTCACCTCTTCGCAGATGGCGACGTGTTCGCTGCGGTTGCCGTACTCGAGCAGGCTGACGATGTTGAGCGTCCGCGTACGCCAGGCGAAGCGATCGCGTTGCGTCAGGCCAGGCAGATAACGCATCCGCACCCGGTGCGTGATCGTCGTGTCTTGCTGGCCAGCCGCCAGAGCCTCACGGGCCGAGACGCCTTCCACGCTCGCCCACACGGCTGACGAGTTGCTCCACGACAGCACCTGCTCGCCGAGGGCGTTTGTCGTGCCGCTGGCAATCTGCACCGTGACACGCTCGCGGAGCTTGCCGGCGTCGATCATCGGTAAGAGCCCCAGCGTTGCGAATCGAGCAGGGACTTGACGCCGAACTCGACTTCCTTGGAAATGCTGCCGGTGAGCACGCTAGTGCGGAACTCATACCAGTGGCCAACCAGCATCAAGATGGCGTGCCGGATGGCGGCCGGCACGCTCGTGCCGCTCGCCCCGTACCCGCCCCACCACGTCACGCTGATAGCGTTGTCATCCCGCAGATGCGGCGGCCACGTCTGGCCGTAGAGCGTCTTTACGGTGCCAGGCGTGCCGGCACGGTCCACGCGGTAACTCGCCGTCGAGTAGGTGGACGTGGTGCCGTTCTCAAAAGTGAACGTCAGAGCCACCGCCGTGGTCGTGCCAGCGGCAGCCATTGGCGGGCGTGGCAGTTCGATGTCGTGCGTCCCGTCCGGCGGGAACGTGTCAAACCGCACCACCCACTGCGTATGCACCAGCGTGCGGTCGAGATACTCTTCACACCACTCACGGGCCGCAGCGATCAGCGTGCCGATGTAGGTGTCATCGTCGCTGGTATCGACCCGCAGGTGGGCCTTAGCCTCGGCGAGCGTGACGGGCTCAACCGCTGGCGGCGTCGCTCTGGTCAGACTTCGGTACTGCACGGCGTCCTCGTCTCCTGGGCGTGGCGTCTGCCGTCTCGGCGTCGTGCTCGATGGCGGCCGTCTCGATCAGATCCTGCTGCCGGTCTTCGATGGCCACGCCCTGGGCCACCAGCTGCGTCGCCAGCCCGCCCGTCATCTCAACCGACTGCCCCTTGCGGTAGGCACGCCACGCACGGGTAAATGTGATTTTCTTCATTGGGGGACACTCCATGCAGACTCGGGGCGTTTCAGCGTGTTCGTGAACTCGGTTGCCCACTGGAAAACAGGGCTGCTGAGATTCTTGCCGGGCCACGTCACCACGTACTCGCCGTGCCCCAGCACGACGCGGGGCGAGACGTAGACCTTATTGCCGCTCTCGCGCCAGTTCTTCCAGAACCAGATGTCATCATCGACGCGGCCTTCATGCCACGAGCCGTCAGGGCCGGGCTTCGACCAGAACCATGGTTTCTTGCACCGCTTGAGTGCGGCTGTGCTGATGACCGTGAGCCCGAAGTGGGCACTGTCCACTTCCTGCACCGGCTCGGCGAACCACGCCTTATCAACCTTGGTGCTGCCGTCCGGTGGCGGGTTGTCCAGCATGCCCTTCAGCGTGAGCATCGGGCGGCCGTCTTCACGCTTGGTCTGCAAGCCCGTGATGGCATCGCACTGGAACGTCATCGCCAGGGCAAAGAGGTGCTCGATGTCTTCCTTGGTGAAGAACGTGTCGTAGTCGATGGCCAGCAGGTATTCGGCCTTGTCGATGAACTGCTCCATCACGCGGGTATTCACCTGGCTCCAGAACGCACCAGTGCCCATTGTGGGGCGAATGCCGAGCGGCATGAGTGCCTGAGCCCAGGCGAAATGGTTGGCCGTAAAACTCAACCTGGGCATCGACAGGATGGCTTCCACACGGATGTCAACCTCCGTGCCGCCGACGCGAACCAGCATGGGCACCTCGCAAACGAGAGCGGGCCGCCCCGTTGTGGAGCGGCCCGCCCAGTTTGCACATCACGTCAAGCCGTTAGGCTCACGCACCCTTGAGGGCGATGACCGGGCCGGCGACCGTGTCGCTGCCCAGCGTGTGCCACGCGATCGCCACGCGGGCGGTCGCACGCAGCACCGTCTGGTCGCTCAGGAAGGCCACCTCGGAGCTCGAGGCAAGGTCGATGCCCTGGCGGGTGCCAAAGATCGCCGCGTTGGCGAAGTTGGCATACAGAGCCATCACGTTGCCCGTCTGGTCGCCGGCACCAGGCATCTCGTCGGTGAGCACCACGGGCTTGCCCATGAAGGTCAGGCCCAGGCCCTGCGTCAGACCGACCGACCCGCCCTGGGCGGCGTCGAGG